GCAAACTACGCTGAGCACGCGATTCGACAAGAGCTGATCCGCGACCTGGCGACGGCGCGTCGGTATGAGCTGCTCGACGCCGACGCCGCGCTGCGCGCCGACGTCGACTGGACCACCAATCTAATGACCGATTGGGCGGGCGGTGACGTGCACCCGAACGCCGCGGGTGGGACGTGGCTCGCGGCAGCATTCGACGCGCGGTTTGCGGCTCCGCGGACGTACCCGCCATGACCCGCCCCACGCCACCGCCCGCGAGGCCCGCGCCATGACCCCGCCGCGCGATCACGACGTCGCCGAATCGCTGGCGCAGGGAGCGGGGCATGGATGACAGCGTGGCAGATCCTCTCCGGCGTGCTGACCGCGCCCGTCGCGTTGCAGCTCATCCTCTGGATCCGCTCGCTCACCGGCGCACGAGCGAAGGCGCGCGCCAAGACGCTGGACGCCGCCGCGAAGATCGAAGCGGGCAAGGCGCAGCAACTCGCGGACCTGCACGCCGAGATCCGCTCGCACCGAGTCACCCGCGACGCCGAGATCCTTGCGCTTGCTGTCGAGTGCGCGAAGTTGCGCGAGGACGTCGAGCACCACAGCGAGAAGGCGCAGGCGTTCGAACTACAGGCCGTGCGCGATCGGGGTACAATCCAGCGCGTGAGCGAAGAGAATGAGCGCCTGAAGCGCGAGCTGGCAGACTGCCGGCGCATGACGCGGCAAAGCGACCCGTTCCGAGGAGGCTGACATGGCGACGAAAGCGAAATGGAAGTGGCCGACGGTGACGCAGTGGATCGCGTGGGCGACGACGCTCGGCATCGTCGTCGTGGCCGTGGCGCCCGTGCTGCCCGCGGGACCCGAGTGGGACGGCGTGCGTGTCGCGCTTGGCGTCGTCGCGGTCGTGATCGCGAAGCTGACGCAGAGCGAGCGGCGCATCCCGCCGACCGTCGCGGAAGCGCATGAGACGCTCGACAAGGCCGGCAGCGCTCGGGGGCGGTCGTGACCAAGCGCAAGCTGCGGGAGCAGATCGAGGCGCTGGAGGCGCGGGTCGCTGCGCTCGAAGCGCGGCCCGTCGCGTGGTTCGCGGGGCCGTACTACTACATGCCGCCGGTCGTCTCCATTCCGTACGTGCAGACGATCCCGTACATCGGCCCGAGCCCGTTCACGTTCACGCGCACGAACCACACGCGCGTGGGCGAGGTGTCGTCGTGACCGCCCGCCAGTTCGCCGCCCGCATCGGTCACGAGCGACTGCGGCGCCTGCTGCTGACGACGGTGGTCGGCTACGGGCTCGTGCTCGTTGTCGTCGGGATCGCGGCTTGTCTTGGGGGGTGCGGAAGCGCAACGACCGTGAGCGGTGGCGCAGCGTGCTCTTCGCTGATGCTGCTCATCGGCGAGCGGCGCGACTACGAACCGGCGCGGACCATCGCGGATATCGAGACGGTGTCCGAGGTCTGCCGCCGACTCGCTGCGCCCCCGGCAGTGGATGCGGGGACGCCATGAGCGTTGGATCCGTGCTCATCACCGCCGGCCAGATCGGCGCCGCGCTGCTGCCGACGCTCGTCGAGGCGCTCAAGGGCGGCACTCCCGCGAGCATCCTGACGCACGCCATGCTCGTCGCCGCCGAAGAGGTGGCCCTGCGCCGCTCTGACGCCACGCACGCGGGCGAGCGACCGCACCCGCTGGCCGTCGAAGCGGTCAAGCTCGAGGACGCAGCCGTGAGGCTCGAAGCGATGGGCCAGCACATCCTCGCGAGCGAACTGCGCGTGGTCGTCAAGGAGCTGCGCCGCCGCGCTGCTGTGGCGCCCACCGAGCCGCCCACGTGACCCCCGACCTCCTCGCCCTACTGGCCGTCGCCGTCGTGCTGGCGGCGATCTGGGCGTGGGGGCGGCGGTGAAGGACCGCACCGACGACGGCTACGTCTCCACGGCGGCAGCGGCCACCCCCGCCCCCTCACGCCTCGCCACTGCGTCAGCGGCCGTCATCCTGGCAGCGCGCCGGCTCAGCCACGGGCGGCGCAGGGACGGTGTGCCACGGGCCACCACGTCGGCGCTCGAGCGGGCGCTGGATGAGGCCGTCGACGAGTACGAGGGATGCCAGTGACGCCGCTGACCTACATCGACGGCCGCACGCTCGCCAAGGGCCGCTGCCATTGGGAGCCGGGCGACACCGGCACGCGGCACCGCCGGACGCTCCCGCGCGCGATGCTGTGGCACTGGACGGGCGGTGTCCGTTCCGCCGAGGGCGTGTGCGAGACGCTGCGCGCGCGCTCCCTCTCCGTGCACTGGATCCTCGACCCGGACGGCCGCCTCGTGCAGTGCTGCGATCCGCTGCTGTGCGTCGCCTACCATGCTGGCGACGCGAACGGCTGGACCGAGGGATGCGAGATCGTCGGCGGCCCGAAGCGCGACTTCACCGCGGCGCAGTACGAGCGAATCGGCGAGCTCGCGGACTCGCGCAGTTACCCGCGGCGCGTCTTCCGGCCCGGCGTCGATGACGTGCGGACCTTCAGCGGCCACCTCGAGCACCGCGACGTCAGCACGCGCAAGATCGACGCGGGCGGCCGTGTCGGCGCGTTCCTGCGCAAGCGGTGGGGACTACCCGCCTAGCCTTCTCCACCGAGCCGGTCCCCTCCCCCGACTCGTGCGCAACCGCCGCCGGTGCAGCTCCGCCCCTCACCGGGTGGACGCTGCACCGGCGGCCTTTTGCGCTTCCGTCAGCGGCGTTTCAGGCTGGCCGGTCGCACGCCGTGGCCGGTGGCGGGGGCGCGCTCCCACAGCGGCCAGATCCGCCCCGTGCGCCCCATGCCGGCGCAGTCCTCCTTGGCCGGGTCCGCGTCGCCGTACGTCCAGCCACATCGCGCGCAGTGTCCGAGCATCTCCGCCACGTCGCGACGCGGGGCTCGGTAGGGCTCGGGGTCGCCCCAGTAGTCGAGGCGGTTGACGCGGAGAGTCGCTCTCAGGAAAAGTGCGAGGCGGGCGCGGAGGAGGCGCCACTCGTGAAGCCACGCGGCGACCTCGGGGCTGTGCAGCGGCGCAGCGTTACAGCGCGGCACATCGATCGCGGCGGACAGCGCGTGGACCGTGTCGCCGTGCTCGAGCACGTCCAGTGAGTCGGCGCACCCGTCTCGCCGCAGACACTCGTACGCCAACACGCACGCCGCCCGGTCCCGCCGCGAGAACGTCACGGCGCACCGCGCAGCGGACACCAGGCGGGCGGTGGCACCTCCAGGCAGTCGATCCCGATCGGGCGCCCGCCGATCTCCAGGTGGCAGCAGAGGTCCGGCCCGTCGCGTGTCTCCGCGTCGCGATACGAGCAAGCGTTGCAGCTCGTCAGCACCGGCAGCTCCGCCTCCAGCTTCGCCACCTTCCGCCGCAGCCCGCACGCCGGGCAGTCGATCGACGACAGCAGCGACGACATCGGCTGCGCGCAGGACGGACACGGGATGGTGAGCGGCATCGCCGTAGCGGCCGCAGCCTCCAGCCGCTCGATCTCCAGCGCGTCCCGCGTCTGCGCGGCGCGCAGCGATGCGATCAGCGCGAGCTGCTCCGCCACCACGGCCGCGCCCTCTGCCGCGATGCGCTCGGCGGATTCGGCGCGCTCCGTCAGCGCGTCCACCCGGCACCGCAAAGCGAACGTCTCCGCGATGCACGCTCGGCCGCGACACGTCTCGGGCACGGCCGGCACCAGCGCGACGACGGGCGCGACGGGATCGCAGGCTGGGCCGCACGTCGGCAGCACCGGCGCACCCGGACCGATGACGCGCAGCGGGTCGATGGGCGGGGCGGCGGCGGGGAGGGAGATGAGCATCCACTCGCACCGCCTTGATACGCCGCACCGGTTGCCGCTGACGTTGCGTGCATTGCGCAGAACGCCGGGCGTGAAGTCGCCGTCGTCGAGCGTGAACGTGCCGTGCGGCGGCAGCATCACCACTGCGCCGATCGGCAAATCCCCCACGCGCACCATCTTGCCGATGTCGCCGGGGCCGATCATCGCAGCACCGCGAGGGCGGCGCGGAGCGAGCACATCTCGCACTCGACGCGATTCAGGCACGGCGCCTCCGTGGTGCCGCAGTCGTTGACACCGCGATCGTCAAGCGCACGCTGCGCCGCCCGCGCCACCGCGATCAGCGCCGGAAGCGTAATACGTACCGCCTCCCACGCGGCGAGGTCGTCGATCACGTCCTCGCACGTCTCAGTCGCCATCCGCTCCAGTTCGTCGAGTCTCATCGCGGTCCTTTCCGAATCTCGGCCCGGATCTCCATCCACAGCTTGCCCAGTTCGTTGCGTCCCTTGCCGTCCGGTCCCCACCCCCAGAAGTCGTCGCGCCACGAATCCTCGACCAACTCGCGCTCGCCGGTCGCGAGCAGCTTGCGGCGCACGTATTCGTGCTGCGCAGTCTTCGCGCGCAGAATCCGTCGCATCATCTCGACTTTCACCGCGTCCCAATCGGGCCGGCGAAGGTCGCGGTGGCGCTCGGCTAGCTTGAACGCCTCGTGTGCCGATGGCGCTTGCCGAATCGTCTCGCACACGGCGCGCGCCGAATCGTTGGCAACGTCGAACTTCTCCCAATGGTAGACGTGCTCGCTTGTCGGGAAGCGGTAGCCGCACCACAGGATCGAGAACGCCGAGAAGTTGCTCAGCGGGTAGAAGTCGTGCTCGTAGAAGCGCACGCGCTCGTCGGTGTCGAGGCCATGGTGCTTATCTGTCATCGCGGTCCTTTCTCTGCCGGCCCGAAGGTCAGCACCCATACCCACGGATTCAGCGCCCACGAACCGGCGCCGTTGATCGTCTCCCACAGCCGCGAGTACATCTTGCGCGCAGTCCCGCCGAGGCCGTCATCGGTCACGCCCTCCGCCCGCGCATCCGCCTCCGAGATGTCTTGCAGCCGCTCGACACGCACCGATGTCACCGGCAGCGAGAGGCGCGAGGCCCAGCGCGGCATGAAGATCGACGGCTTCCACGGCCAACCGTCCTCGCTGATCTGTCCGTCCTTGCCGACGCGGACGAGCATGTCGTCGATGAGCTGCGCGCCGTGGCGAATCGCGTAGTCGGCCTGCTTCTCGGCCCACTCCACATCGCCGATCCGCACGTGCCGCGTCGCGCCGTCTGCGCGGTAGTCGATGTCCGCGTGAGGGTCTGCGCCCTCGCCTTCCCACGACGACGCGCGCCACGTCTCTTTCACCCACAGCGACGTCACGTCTTGGAATGGAGCACGCCTGATATTGAAGACGGGCTCATCCCAAGCACCCGAGCGGCGTGGCGTGCTGAGCAGAGCCCCTTCGCGATCGCCCATCTCACGTGCGAGCGCTCCGCATTCGACAGCTTCGCCGAGTGATGCTTCTCCCCCTCGCACCCGTTCCCGTGCGCGCGCCTGTCCGTCCAGTTCTCCGCCTGCGTTCCCCACTGGAGATTCGCCGGAACGTTGTTGGCTGGGTTGCCGTCCAGGTGCCGCACCTGCATCGACGTGCTCGACGGTTCCCCGTGGAACGCGGCACACACGAGCCGGTGGACGCTCTTCGTCACGCGGCAGTTCTCGTGCGAGAGCGTGATCCGGAGGTAGCCCTTTCTGGGATCTCTGTGCCCGATCAACGGATACCAGTCCACGTACTCCTTGCGCCCAAAGCCCTTGTACCTGGTCCGCGAGTATATCCTCCCATCGTCGCCCGCCCTGTAGTCGTCGTTCGGCGAGCATGGGATTCGGCGCAAGTCGAGATTCATCCGTATAGCATGCCAGGTGTTCGGTATCCGTCAAGCGATAGACGGCGCCACACTTCGCAATCCGCCTCGTCTGCGTCTTGCTGCCGTCGAGTAGGCGCAGGACCATCGGCGCCGAGAAGAGGATGGGGCGGTCGGTCACGACGCGCCCGAGTCTTTCTTCTCAGCGTCGGTGAGCGGCATCGACTCGCGATCGGCCTTCATGCCGTCGGTCACCCGCTGCATGATTCTTCCCGCAGCGCGTCGGGCGGCGTCGCGCACACGTCGGCCTGACCGCAATCGTCTTGCGCGGTCTCCGCGATCAGCTCGTCGACGGTCATCGCCTCGCCTCCGCCGCCCGCATGATCGCGTCCACCGCGTCGAGCGCCTGCTGCGCCGTGAACTGCGGGCGCATCGCGAAGATGAGCGCGGCGCTGGCGACACGCTGCCGCTGCGCCGCTGCTGCGCACTCGGCCGCGTAGGCCGCCTCGCGCCGCTCGTCGCTGGCGAGGCACAGCGCACGCCACTCTGCGTCTCCGTCGCAGCGCCTGTCGAGATAGCCGCGATACTGCGTCTCCGCTTGCTCGTTGAGCTCCCTGACGTGCGCGTCCAGATCCGCGCGCGTCACGAACCCGAGCGCGGCGGCCATGTCCCTGATCGTGTCGTTCTCTGTCGTCATTTCGTCGCGTCCTTTCGTGCGTTGTTCCTTGCGGAGCCCCGTTATTCTGGGCGTGCGAAGCCCACGGCCACGGGGCCACAGCACGTTCTGCGCGCGCTCTGCTGGGGGGAGCGGCGCGCGCGGAAGTGGTCAATCGAAGGGCGTATCCTGTTCCGCGTTGGCGCGGTCGGCGACTGCCGCACGAATTCGATCGACGGCGATCGTTGCCGCCGATGTCATCGCGGCCCGCTGGCCCTTCGTTGCGCCGGCCTTCGCGACCGCCATGTGAGCGACCTTGATCTCCGCAATGGCGGTCTGCGTCTCGCACTCTGCGTAGCGCGCGATCACCGCCGCGATCTCGGGCGGCAAGTCCTGCGCAACCGCCTGACCTCCGCTCGCCCACGTGGCCAGCGCGGCACCGACCGCCCGAGATAGCTGCGGCCCACTGGCGAATAGGTCGGCGAACTGCTCGGGCAGCTTCACCATCTGGCGCTCGGCCGGGATGAGGTCGGCGGTATTCCAGATCGGGACGCCCTTGCAGCCGGGGAGTAGCAGGCAGTTCAGCGCGAGCTCGTAGATGTAGTCGGCGCCCGCGATGGGTTGCCAGCCCTGCGCAATCGGCTTCTTGTCGGCGCCGATCTTGATCTTCTCCTTCGCTCGAAAGCAAAGGATGTAATTGACGCGGCTCTGCGTCATGAACGTGATCAGGTCTTTGCGCGGCTTCTTCGCCACGGCCCACGCCGTGAAGTTGTGCTTGTCTCCGCCGCGCGCCTCGACCTCCGCAGCGTGCATTTGCAGCACACCGCCGGGCCCGTCGTGCTCGTGCGAGAAGCTGTCGACAATGATCGTCTTGGCGCCCGCCTTGATGCTGGACTCGAAGGCCGCTTGATAGTCGCGCGGCGAGAACGGGGCGCCGAAGTCGACGTGCTTGAACTTGAAGCGGTCGGCGTAGAACGTCGCGCGTCGACTCTCCGTGTCGAGCACGTGAATGTCACCGCCGCTCACCTCCTGCATGCCCGACGCAAGCTCGAGCGCGGAGTACGTCTTGCCGCTACCGCTTGGGCCGACGAGCCCGATCATGAGCAGCACGTGCGCCCGTATCGCGTCGACGATCTCGAACACCCTCGCCATCGATCGTTCATTCGCCATTGAGCATCGCCTCCTCTTCTCGGATCGCCATCCACCGCGGCACGCCGACGAAGCCCGCGCCGTACCCCGGCCAAGCGTTCTCTTTCACGCACCGTCCCCACAGCTCGCACGCACGCAGCCAGCGCGACTCGCCGATCGTGCGCATGTCGCCGGCCGGGTTGTAGAGCCCCAAGGCGTGCGGCGCCTCGAGCTCCACGGCCGCGAATAGAAACGCCGTACGCCCGACCAGCCCGGGCCGCAGCTTGCCCAACGCGCGCGGATACACGTGCGCCTGGATGTCGTAACCATAGCTGCCGATCGACTTCGTGAAGCCATCGGGCGAAGCGTCGCGGCACGTCTTGAGATCGATGATGTGCGCGCCGCCGTGCCTCACGTGATCGATCATCGCGCGACACGTGATCTCGCCGCTCGTCGTCGTCTCGGTCCACTCGATCGCCAGTTCGCTCTCGCCGTCGAGCGGAACACCGGCGCTCGCGAGTTGCGCGCGGATGCGGTCGGCCTTGGCCTGCATCTCGGCGAACTTGTGCGCGAGCACGGGCGTCTTGCCGGCTGCCTCCGCGGCGGCCTGTGCCTCTTGCGCCGCCTTCTTCTTCCAGTTGTCGAAGCCGCCGATCACCTCCACCGACTCGATACCCTTGCCGAGAACGAGCGCGTGGATGATCGTGCCGGCGTCCTGCTCTTTGGTGCTCGTGCGGTCTGCTCCGCCGAGTCGCGGATGGGCAGACCACGCGTGCAGCGGCGACCGCGCGAGAAGCGTGACCGCCAGCGAGGACGAGAGCGACGGCGGGCCGTCTCCGCCGCGCTCGTCGCGATGGTACTGCTCCGCCGTCACGTCGAGGATGCGCACGCTCACGCCCCGCCGCCCGCGTCATCCGGCTCGCGTGGCGTCGGGAGGCAGCACGTGCCGAAGCAGAGCGGCCCGTGGTCGATCGCCGCCGTCGTCCCCGAACACGTCGGCACGGCAAGCACGGCAGCGGCCCGGCGCATCGCGTCGCAGCGCGCGTCCGCCTCCACGCCCCGCTGCGCCTTCGTGACGTATCGCCCCTCGCACCACGCCTCGACGCGAAACGCCCGCGGCCTCGCCTCCAGCCGCTTCGCGCACTCGCGGTACGCCGCTGGCACGTCGTCGCACATCGTCAGCGTCCCCGCTGCCGTGCGGATGCCGTCGGGGTACTCGGCGAGGAAGGTCAGGCGCATCACGGCACCGCCTCGCGCTCAAGCTGCTCGATCGCCTCGTCGAGCGCCTGTCTGAGTAGACGCGCGGCGTCGATCGAAATGCGCGCCGTGCCCATGTCGCCGCCCTGCCGACGCTCTCCGGCCCGGATCGTGATCAGCGGGCCACGGCACGAGATGCCCACCTCGGCGAACGCTTCGCGACGCGCCACCGCATCGATCTCGCTCTTGATTCGCACGCACCACCTCACGCCGTTCGCTACACGCATCACGCCACCCTCCCCGCTGCGACGTTGACCGCCGCAACCGCCTCGCACAGCGCCGCCCACTCCGCCTCGATCGCCACGTGCGCCGCCGTGAACGTCGCGCCCATCCCGTGCACGAGCAACCTGTCGTTGGCGTGCACCGACAGCGACCAGCGGTCCGCGTCGTGCGTCACCAACACACGCACCGGGCCGGTGCTGCGCCACGTGCGCTGGCCGTACTGGTCGCCTTCGTGCGGGCAGGGGATGCCGAGCACGGTGACGAAGCCTACCTCCGCGCCGCTGTCTGTCGTCATCCACGCGGCAACGGCCGCATACGTCATGTCCATCCGCGTCGCGTGGAGCAGCTCGCCCCATCGCTCTCCGTACGTGCCCGCATGTCGGAAGCGGTGCCGCATGCACTGCGCGATCGCGTCGTGCACATTCTCGCTCCCATCCGCGAGAATCCCCGCGATGCTCCGCGCCGCTTCCTCCGCGCACTCCTGCCCGACGGTCGGCGCAAGGGCGGCGGTCACGGCGCGGAGGCGGCGCGTGAAGGTGGCGAGGTTCGTCATGTGCGCACCGTCGCCTTGGGATGATTGCGGCACTCATCCTGGAGCCACCGCAGGAACTCGACGGCGACGTCGTAGTTGCCCCACCCGTTCGGCGGATTGAGAGCGCGGAACACGTCCGGCTCAAGCGCCATCCGGGTCAGCGCGGCACTGACGATCACCAGCGCGTCGGCGGCGAGCATGCCGTCGAGGGCCGGGGCGTCGCCGTGCCGCTGCATGCCCATGCCGAGCGCCTCACGGAACATCGGCCCGAGGTTGTACGTCGGCTCCCGGCACTCCGTGACCCACGCGGGCGACTCGCCGCCGGTGTCGATCTCTAGCCGCACATCGTAACTCACAGCTTCACCGGCGCGTCGAGGGCGGCGATCAGGGCGTCGGCGTGGAGCAGCGCGTCGTGCGCTAGCGCGGTAACGCCGTCGTCGCAGTGCGGATAGGCGATGATGAGCGCGACGTGGCACGCCTTCGCGTGTTCGCGCCGCTCCCTCTCTGCCGGCCGCGTGAGCGCGTCCAGCCTGCGCACGGCGGCGTCGCGTTCAGCGCGCAGGATGTCGATGACGGTGAGCAGATCGATGCAGTCGCCGCAGTCGTGATCCGCGTCTCCACGCACGCGCGACTCCACACAGTCGCCCGCCTCATCACTCAGCCCCAGCCCGCCGCATTCGGTGCAGGCGCTCATGACGGTACCGACGTCAACTGACACAGCGTGTCGCGTACCGTGAGATCGTCGCCGACCTCGCACTCGTTGTAGCTGCACATCGCACCGGCCCGCCCCTCGACGATCACGACGTCAAGCCACTCGCCGCGCAATGCGATGACGCGTCCGTGGAACGTGCCCTTTCGTGAGTGCTTGATCAGGTAGGTGTTGCCCACGATTGGCGCGGCGATGCGTGACCCGTTGACGATCCAGTTGCTCACTTCCCCCTCCTGTTCCAGTTGTCGCGATCCTCGCGGTCCTGCCGCGCCGCCGCCCGCTCCTCCGCGTCCCATGACGGGGCGGGGTCGGTGACGTCGTCGCGGTCGTCGTCTTCCTCGCGCGCGTCTTCGGCGGGGCGGGTCATGAGGACACCGGCGCCATCAGCAGCGCGAATGCGCGGCGAGCCGAAAACTGCGCGCCCGTGCTGTTGTCCTGCACGTAGTTAGCAAGCCATCGCATTGCCTGGCGCGGCCCCTCGTGCCGGGTGCGGGCCACGAAGCGAACACGGACGCGCTCGACGGGCATGCGGTCGCCACGACGGCCGACTGTCACGACGGCGCGCTCGACGATCTCGCGGGTGACGGTTGCCCGGCCGATGCTGTCCGCGTCCAGCGTGACCATGTGGTCGGCGTGCCGCAGCTCTACGCGAGCCGTGCCGCGCGCCATGTCGACGTCGGCCGCGATCAGTTGCCAGCCGATCGCCTCCAGCGCGCGCATGCACGACCGCGCCGCGAGTGATGCGCGATCCGGTGTCGCCAGCGCCGTCCCCTGATTCATCGTGCCCATGTCCGCTCCCTCCGCCGACGCTCGCTGCGCCGACTCCCTCAATATACACGCGTGTTCGGGAGATGCAACATAAATCGACATTGCCCTTGACGCTTTGTGTTTCGGGGCGTAGATAGGGAGTCATGGCACCGAAACCACCGGCTGACGATCGACTCGTACACGTCGCGACGCAACTGTCGCGCTCCGAAACCAACGCGCTTGACGCGCTGTGCGGCGACCTGCCGCGCGCCCTCATGCTCCGCCGCATCATCCGCGACTACGTAGCCGGGCGGCAAGCGGAGTCCAAGGCCCTCTCCGCCCTGCACAGCGGCGAGTCGGCGCGCAGAAAGGCGGCGCGATGAATGCGCGCATGACGCCGGAGCGGCTCGATGTGCTCCGCGTGCTGGCGGAGACGCCAGACTATGGGCCGGTCATGATGCGGTCGCGGCTCGCCGAACTCATCGCCGAGCTCGCCGCCATCACCGCCGAGCGCGACGCGATGCGCGCTGAGCACGCCGCGTACGTGGCGCTGCACGGCCCGCATGCTGCCGTGCCGCCGTATCGCTCCCCGCCGTGCCCCGCTAGCCTGCCGGGCGGTGACGGCGCCGCCTGCACGTGCGCACAGCCGACCGAGGCATACGGCGCGCTCGCCGGTCCGTGCGACTACTGCGTCGAGCGCGCGAAGGCCGCCACATGACCCCGCCCACCTGGCGCGCGGTCTACCTGGAAGCGGCCGCGCAGCACCTACGCGCCGCCGTCGGTGCCGGTCGCGAGCGCGTCACCGTGCGCACGTCGGCTACGTGGTGGCCGCGTAGTGAGCGAGGTGTGTCGTGAGCGAGCATGCCGTCGAGCGCGAACACCGAGCGGCAGCGCTCGACGCGCTCAGCCATGGACTGCGCGCGCTCAAGGCACAGATCGCGGAGGCGCGGTCGTCTCTCTCGCTCACGCCGATGCAGGTGCGCCGACTCAAGGCTCGCCTGGAGCGCTGGCGCGCGGCGCATTCTGCCCTGTCGTGTGAGCAAGGGCAGGCGCGACTCGACGCGCGGCAAGCGGAGTGGGACGCGGAGCCGAGCGAAGACCCGCGCGAAGTAGGCTATCAGGCGCCCGTTTTCATCGACCATCTCATCCCATCAGCGCCCGAGGGTGTCGTGCTCATGCGGTGCCTGCGCTGTGGCGATCCGCCGTCCGCACACACCGAGCCTGACGCCGGGTGCGTCGAGTGCGAGTGCACCGCGTACGAGGCACCATGAAGAACCGCTCCGACTTCGCCGCCCCCGCGCTGATCGTCGCTTGCATCGCCTGCGCCGCCATCGTCGGCACGTGCGACGCGCAGGGCCAAGACCGCGTCGTGCGCGCCAGTGACGCGGCGGGCGGGAGACGTCGCGAGCCTGCGGAGGTGTCGATCGCGCGCTTCCTCTGCGGCGAGGCGGACGCGCGAAAGACCAGCGCCGCGCCTCTACTCTGGACGATGAAGCGCCGGGCCGATGCGCACGGCATGCAACTCGTGCCGATGCTCTCCGCGTACTCGGCGCCCCTGCGCGGGCACGGCGGGCGGCGCGGTGCCTGGGTGCGTGCGTTGCCGGCGGCGTTCCCGACACCCGGCTATCGGCGCCGCAACTGGCCGGACGCGATCGACGCGGCGCGATCGTTCATCGCCGGCACGCTGCCCGATCCTTGCCAGCGCCCAACGTTTCACTTCGGCAGCGCGGCCGACATGCGCGCGCGCTTTCCTCGAGCGGTGCCCGTCGCCTGCGGGGACGGCGCGGACGACTCCAACATCTACATCACGGAGGATGGCACATGACGACGTGTGCGACGTGCGGCGGCGAGTCGTACAATTCGCGCAGCGGCAACTGCCGTGAGCGAGACGCCGAGTCCTGCGCCCTCCGCGCTGAGTTGCGCGACGTCAAGGCGGAGCGGGATGCGCTACGGCTGGAGTCCGACGGTCACCGCTCCGCGCGAGACGCACGGACCGGCGAGCGCGACGACCTGCACATCGCTCTCCGCGACCTGCGCGCGGCGGTGCTGGCGGTGGCGGATGCGATGGCGGGGAACACGATCGCGCCTAGCGCCGACACGATGCGCCGCTACGTCGCCGAACTGCGCAGGGCGTGCGGGGTGGGGACGTGACGACGCCCTGCCACTGGTGCGGCAGCGTCCGATCGCGACGCGTCAACGTGCTGATCGGTCGCGGCTTCGTGGCGTGCGCCAACGGGACTACGTGCGCGGCGCGGCAGCGCAGGAACGGGAAGCCGGGGGCGGCGCGATGACGGGTGACCTCATCGGCGGAAAGTCGTTGACGCGCATATGCCGCGTCGCGTACACATCACGAGTCGGGGATGAGACCGGCGCCGCTGACACGGGTTTTCCGCGCAGCGTTCTGTCACTCATCCGGTAGTGCGCACACGCGCGGTTGACGGCTGGTCTTGTCCCCGATTGTGTTCGATTGCGCCTGTCAGGGCGCGGAGGTGAGAATGGATGATTACGACGCGTTCCTAGATCAGAAGGCGCAGGTCGGCGCCGATGCCGGCTTCGACCCCTCGTGGATGCCCGGCGAGTTGTTCGACTTCCAGCGCGCCCTCGTGGAGTGGGCGCAGCGCAAGGGCCGCGCGGCAATCTTCGCGGACTGCGGCATGGGTAAGACGCCGATCCAGCTCACGTGGGCGGAGAACGTCGTGCGACGCGAGAACCGTCCCGTTCTCGTGATCGCGCCACTCGCCGTGTCGTCGCAGACGATTCGCGAGGGCGCGAAGTTCGGGATTGAAGTCAAGCGCGCCGAGTCTGGAATGGCGTTCGCGCCGGCCGTTCACGTCATCAACTATCAGCGGCTACACCACGTCGATCCGTCCGCGTTCGCTGGCGTAGTCTGCGACGAGTCGTCAATCCTGAAAGGCTTCGACGGCGCGACGCGAGACGCAGTGACGGTCTTTCTCCGCAAGGTGCCATACCGCCTGCTGTGCACCGCGACCGCCGCGCCGAATGACTACATCGAGCTTGGCAATTCCAGCGAGGCGCTCGGCTACCTCGGCTTCATGGACATGCTCGCGCGCTTCTTCAAGAACAATCGCAACAACAGCGCGACGAACCGAATGGGCAAGTACGACACCGGCCCGATGTGGCGCTTTCGCGGGCACGCTGAAAAACCGTTCTGGCGTTGGATGTCATCGTGGGCGCGGTGCCTTCGTCGGCCGTCCGATCTCGGCTTCGATGATTCGCGATTCGTGCTGCCCGACCTCATCGAGCGCGAGCACACGGTCGAGGCGCGCCGCCCGCGTGATGGCATGCTGTTCGCGATGCCCGCGTTCGGGCTGGCGGAGGAACGTGAGGAGCGTCGGCGCACGCTGACCGAGCGATGCGAGATGGCCGCGTCGCTCGTCGTCAACACGGGGCAGCCGGCCGTGTGCTGGGCACAGCTGAACGACGAGGCGGACCTTCTCGAGCGGCTCATCCCCGGCGCGATCCAGGTGAGCGGCCGCGACACGGACGAAGAGAAGGAGGCAAAGTTCGACGCGTTCTCGAGCGGCGCCGCGCGCGTGCTCGTGACGAAGCCGGCGATCGGCGCGTGGGGCCTGAATTGGCAGCACTGCGCGCACATGGTGACGTTCGCAAACCACTCCTTCGAGCAGCACTACCAGAGCGTGCGGCGCTTCTGGCGTTTCGGACAGACGCGCCCAGTCGTGGTCGACCACGTGCTCTCTGACGGCGAGGGTCGCGTGTTCCGCAACTTGCAGCGCAAGGCGGAGCAAGCGGATCGGATGTTCTCGGAGGTGACGCGCCACATGCGCGACGAACTCGGCATCGCGCGACAACAGCGCGCGTTCACGAAGGAAGCGGAGGCACCATCATGGCTCTAGTAGGCGACCAGAAGATCACGGACCGATACGCGCTGTATCATGGCGATTGCATCGAGACGATGAGGGCGTTTCCCGACGCGTCGATCCATCTCTCGGTCTACTCGCCGCCGTTCGGTGGCCTCTACAACTACACGAGCGACGCGCGCGACCTCTCCAACTGCGACGACTACGGGCAGTTCTTCGAGCACTACGGCTACGTCGTGTCGGAACTCTCGCGCCTCACGCTTCCGGGGCGCGCGACTGCGGTACACGTCGCCGACATTCCGACCGGCAACACGGGGCACGATCACATCCGAGACTTTTCCGGCGACGTCATCCGCCTCCACGAGAAGCACGGTTGGCACTACGCGGCGCGCTACTCGATTTGGAAGGACCCCTTCGAGGTCTACATCCGCACGCTCGCAAAGAACCTGCGTCACCGCAGCATGGTCGACGACTCGTCGCGGTGCACGAACGCAGCGGCGGACTACCTCCTCGTCTTCCGGCGCCCAGGCGAGAACCCCGAGCCGATCGTGCATCCGACCGGACTCATGGACTACATCGGCGCTCGCGAAGTTCCGAAGGCGCTGGCGAAGTACCGCGGCCACGAGGGCAAGCAGACCGAGAACAAGTGGAGTCAGTGGATATGGCGCAACTACGCGTCGGCGTTCTGGGATGACATCCGAGCCGACAACGTGCTGCCGTTCGTCGACTGCAAGGAACCCGACGACGAGAAGCACGTTCATCCGTTGCAACTCGACGTCATCGAGCGCGCCGTGGTTCTGTGGAGCAACCCCGGCGACAAGGTGCTGACGCCGTTCATGGGGGTCGGCAGCGAGGTCTACGGCGCGGTCAAGCAAGGCCGCAGGGGCATCGGCGTCGAGCTCAAGGCGGCGTACTTCCGGCAGTCGATCGCCAACCTGGAGTCGCTCGCTGCGGGGCCGAAGGCTGAGGCGCCGCGCCAATCCACTCTCGTTCTGGGTGGCGAATGAGCGCGACGAATCGCAACGAGCGCGGAGGCGGCGGAGTCGACTACTTCCCGACGCCGCCGTGGTGCGTGCATCGACTGCTCGACGTGTGCCCGCTTCCGTTCGGTCGATGGCTCGAGCCGGCAGTAGGCGGCGGCGACATCGTGCGCGCCGTCGCCGATCACGCTGCTTACGCGGGGCGCGTCGAGTGGCGGACGATGGACCTCCGCGACGAGGTGATCGCGGACGTGCACGGGGACTTCCTCGAGTCGGTCATCTCCGAGCGCTTCGCCGCCGTGCTCACCAACCCGCCCTTCGCGCTCGCGCTCGCCTTCGTGCAACGGTCGCTGGCGCTCTCGCCGGTCGTCGCGTTCCTTCAACGCATCAACTGGCTCCGCG